TCGTCTTCGAGCGAATCCCAAATCCTGCGCACGTCAAACGCCGAAGCATTATGAGCGCTAGCAATATCCGCTACACCGGTCTGAATGTCAGCGCCAGAACCTGGGTTGGTTTCGTAAAACTCTTGCAGGGCTTTCTTAATTGCGCCATAACTAACGCGATTAAGGTCAGGCAGCTTTGCTCCTGATGCCCCCTTTATCGCAACGGCTATTAAAGAACTGAGTTGTTCTGGTGGCATATCATCAACGCTTCCGCCGTCTGGCACTTCATAGATTGACTCAGCAGGAATAACCCGTAAGTCAATCTCAGCTAACTTGGCAGCGGCCAAGAATGATGCAGCCTTCTTTCTGCCAGGCGCATCATTATCGGCAATATAATAGACAGTCTTGATGCCAACCGTAGCGAGTCCAGCATATCTAGCCCTACAACTTGCTTCGTCCCGCTGGTGGCCAGGGTGCGTAATTGCGGCGATTCCATTAGCGCGTAGAATCTCAACACATTTTTCCCCTTCCACCTCTAGCGCTGACGTACTGCTGCCTGGATCTAGCGATCCATAGAAAGGCCAAGTATCAGGCCCAGACTCTGTATGCCAGCGCCCATTAAAAAAAAATTGTGCCTGAAAATCCTTCTTTTTTTCGCCTTCATAATCATAGCGAATTGTGCGCAAGTCTTCCCTGTATTGATACGTTGTCGTCAGGCAATTTCCTTTCTTACCTACTGCCGGCACAGGGACTGTGGCTGGCTGCGGCTGGCAGGCTGGCAGCACATGGCCACTGGCGTTCTCCTGCTCGACGTGGATCACAAATATAGCCGCATCACGGCTGTCGTCTCTGGACTCTCCAGTGTAGGCCCATTGGCGGTTGGCAGCGTCGGTCAGTACCTGGCCCCTCCTCAGCCGTTCCGGTGGCCCCAGGCTCTTGCCGCGATGGCAAACAACCACCTCACCATCTTGCCTGACGCGACAATCTCCGTCCTTTGTTCGACCGCAGATCGGGCAGGGGTTACGCTCGCTGGACTGGTTCCAACGCTCCATGCTAAAGTTTCCTGGTTAGTGAGTTCCAAAGGGGTCGGAATTGCTTGGCGGCGTTCCGACCCCTTTTTTTGCGCCGCCTTGGTACGGCATGGTTCAGATTATGGCACACTCCCGCGCCAAGCCGTAGAATGGACAAGCATCGTAACAGGAAACCCCATGATTGGCCGCCTTGCTGATTGGACCGCCCCTGAACAAGCTGGCCAAATAATCCCGCCGCCTGGCAGGATGGAAGCAGTAGCAGCTACACTGACGAGAACGGCAGCCAAAAAGGCAGCCGAATCCGCAGCCAAACTACCAAAAGGCAAATGAGCGATTCCGTTGAGCAAGTCTGGATTATTCCAGGCGACCCAAGTGACATGGCACCGTTGCCCGTACTAAGAAGAGGCGACGGCGCTTTCGCTGCCTATGATCGCAAAACGCAAACCTTTGGTCAATTTTCTTACAACTGGCAGGTTCCGCGTGACGACAAAGGGAGCGTCCTCTACTGGTCCACCTTTGAAGAGTGCCGCGCTGCTATGCTTGCGGAACGTTCAGGGCTTCTTGAGGAACTGAACGCAACATGCCGCGAACTGGCGGCATCTATCGAGCACACGCGCACCATTCCATCGCAATCCTTCCCAAATGTCCAGCGAGAAGTACGAAAAGAGCAACAAGGGCAAGAAAAAGCCCAAGCCGAAAAAGCCCCCAATGCCGGGAAAGAAGTAAAGCAACCACTTGCTCAACCGCCATCGCGCAAGACTGGCGGCAAAGTCGATCCCAAAACCCCCATCGCTTAATCAATCATGCCTAAAGCACAAATCCGAGACGCGCACTTACCGTCTCCAGAAGTTTGCGACTGGTTGCTTTCCTTTGAATGGGCGGAACCAAACGGCATCCACCTGGAGACGCCTGACTTTGAAGGCATCAGGGAGGACTCCTGTTATGCACGCACCGCGATTGGCGCCGATCACTGTATCGAATTTCTACTGCCAGTCGAAGCTCTGGAGTGTCTTGAGAAAGATGCGCAGGCCAGGATAGCGCACGCTCACTTTGAGCTACCATACGGTTAAGGCCAGGCGCTAGGCAGACACCTTGGGGCGGGCGTCATAAGTTCGCCCTTTTTTGTGCTAAGATACCAAGGCCCACACAACAAGCCAAGCGCACCATGAAACGACTTTTTGCATTCCTGATTAGCGGCTACTGGAACGAGCCTAAAGAGCATAAGCACGAATGGGAAACTTTTGCAGTAGTACCTGTTCACGAAATTCCCGACAATGGATCAAGGCGTCAAACGGGCTTTTCGTATCATTTGCGCTGTAAAACCTGTGGCGACATTAAATGCGTAAACTGCAGGGTCTGACGTAGCGCCATGCTATTATGGCGATGACCCTCGCTTCATCGCCAATGAAGTCCATCCTTTCACTTGACCTTGGCACCACAACTGGATGGGCATTGCGAAGCCGCGATGGCTCGATTGTTTCAGGCAGTCAATCGTTTAAGCCCGAACGCTTTGAAAGCGGCGGGATGCGTATTCTTCGCTTTAGCCGCTGGCTGACACAGGTTGCAGTCGAAACCGTAGAAGAACCTCGTCATCCTCTCGGTACTGAATTTATCGAAAAAACTTTAATTGACGTGATCGTATTTGAAGAAGTACGCAGGCATATTGGTACAGACGCTTCACATGTTTACGGTGGGCTGCTCGGCCAACTTGAAATGATGGCAGAGCTTAGGCAGATTCCATGCAAAGGCATACCTGTTGGCACAATCAAGAAACATGCTACCGGCAAGGGCAACGCCAATAAACTGATGATGATTACTGCCATGCAAGCGCTTGGCCATAATCCGGTTGACGATAACGAAGCAGATGCCTTGGCGCTGCTTCGTTGGGCAATCGAGAGGTATTGAACAATGGCACAGCCACTAACCAAACAGTTTACAGATTTGAAATTTGTAGTTCACGCTACAATCGAGGAGCATTCAGTTGACTTTGTTGCTTACGACATCGAAGGCTTTTTTGGTGCGCGTTTAGACGCGCCTGCAATTAACGAGTCAGAGCCTTATCTTCATGGCACCGTAAAATGGGACGGCTGCAGCAACTGGTACTTCGACGAACAGGATAGGGTGATGCTGCATGGCTGCCAAAGAAGTGACTTAACACGCTTTGGCGAAGTGATGGCAGCGTGTTGGGACTGGGCGTCCGAGCTTCTGGAGCCAACCTGGCAAGGCTCTTGACCCATTCTCTATACTTTCTCTTTTTCGCTCAATTCTGGCCGCAGCCATGACCAATTCACGCCTGACGTTTGGTGAAATGACGATCCTGGGCGAGTTGGCGATCTGGCCGCCAGGCTGCGACCCAGCCGATCACTTGACCCTGAAAATGGCGCTCGCGCTTGGCCAGCCACCGCATGGGACCGACCAGCTACCGCCACCATTCGCCATCGTGCCGGTACTGCTCGACGGGCAGGAAATCGGCCAAATGTTAAGAATCCAATACGTTCCTGCCTACGGCCTGCAAGAACTGAAATACGAGTTTCGCTCGACAAGCGGTAGAACGCGAATTGTTTTCGATGATCGAGACGGAGTGTTAGAACATCTTGAACAGGTGCTACAATTAACGAGTTGACCTTCAACCCAACACGTCATGCAAGCACCAGCACCCAACGCAGCACCAGCCAGGCTCACTCCAGAACAGATCCAGCAAGAAACCAGCAGGCTTGCCGCCAGACTGATGTACTTGCAAAATACGGAAAAACAAATCGCAGAAGAAGTTAAAAAAATCAAGGCAAAATGCGAAAGGCTGTACTCCGAGAATGCTATCCCTGCGAAAAACGACTTAGAGCTACTGTTTGACGATCAAAGCGTGCAAAAAGTACGCCTTAGCCGTCAAGAAACTGGCACTTATTTTAAGCCAAATGAAGAATGCAAAGACGAATTTAACAACTTAAAGCGTCAGATAGAGGGACTGTTCCTTGATGCCGGCAAGGCAGAAATGGCCGAGAAGGCAAGTACCTGGAAAGCGCAGGTGGTGAAGTGAGTAACACTATTGGTACAAAGTTGGTCAACGGCCTAACGCCAGCCATCGAAAACGAAACAATCGAAGTCTCTACGGATGACATTGAACAGTTTATGTTACGCCACTTTGCTAAGGGTGGCTGGGATGTTGACTTCAAGTGGCCGCCAGGGCAATGGCCTAAAATGATCGTACACCGGAGGAGGGAAGTGCAATGAACGCCAATGTTTGACCTTAGGGGATACCAAAACCCGTTAGTGCGCGAAACTATCGCGCACATGAACGAGGGCGGGGCGCCTTGTTTGGTGTCCCCTACTGGCAGCGGCAAAACAGTAATGATGGCCGAAATCGCACGGCTTTACCGTTCATGGGGTTATCAAGTTGTGCTAGCTGCGCATCGCAATGAGATAATTAAACAGCTTGCCAAGTCATGCCGCAGTCACTGTAACGAGTCGGTCGGCTTCTACACTGCTAAGCGTGCAACAGAAGACAAGGGCATCATGGTGACGATGATGCCAACACTTGCCAGAAGACGTGATGCAATCTCCACCTTTCGTGGCAGGGTGTTTCTGCTGGACGAAGCGCATCATATTCAAGCGAAGACATACCAAGAGATCATTCGTGCAATGCAGCCGGTATTCTTTGCCGGTGCAAGCGCTACGCCGATTACTCCCACTGGTGCCGGCCTTGGCAAGTTTGGTATCACCAAGCTAATCCTTGGCCCACAACCCAAGCAGCTAATGGACGAGGGTTCATTGTGCAGATACAAGATGTTTGGTGGTGATACTGCTGTAGTCGATACAGAGGGTGTCACCATAAGAGGCGGAGATTTTAAGAAAGAAGAGATTGAAGAGCGCATCGTTAATGTGCAAGGCGATTTTCTGCGCGATCTGCTGCACTTTAATCCAGACTTGCAGCCTACAATTACAGTTACCGTCAGCGTAGAACACGCACACAAAATAGCCGCTGAGTACAACGCGCAAGGTGTTAGCGCTGAAGTTATTATCGGCACTACTTCAGAGCGTGATAGGGACTGTGCCTTTGAGCGCTTTACTGCCGGCAAGTTACAGGTAATTGTATCAGTCGCCTTGATTGATGAAGGCTTAGACTTGCCGGCAGCAACGTGCCTGCAACTAATCAGGCCAACACGCTCTTTACGTTTGTGGAAACAGTTAATTGGCAGAGTATTGCGCACTGATCCATCTAATCCAGATAAGATAGCGCTGATTATTGACCATGGCAACTGCTGGGAGCGCTTACCATTGCCCCATGAACCTATCGACTGGACGCTAGAAGGCAAGGTTAAGTTTAAGAAGACTAAGTTTCACCTTAACGAAAACAAAGAAGTAGTTGAAAAACCAGAAAAACAAGAGCGAGTTACGCTAGCCAAAGGTGACAGGAGAGAGTTGAAAGAGTTGTCCATTGAAGAGATATACGCAGAAAGAATCAAAAAGCGTGTTAAAGGTGCCAATCGTAATTTGCACCTTGTCGAGCGCAAGGGCTGGAGTCCGGTGATCCTTAACGCATTCGCCAGCTCTCCAGAGGGACTTAGCAACGATCAGCGGCGCCGTATCGAGCGTGCCATGAGCTTGCCTTATGGCCACTGCGGCGAAGCGGAGCTATGTTACTAAATGTTAAGAGATTGAAACACAGCGCAGCAGGGGTCGCTAACACGCTATGCTTACATTGTTCAACCAACAACCAACCACGAACCACTCATGGACCTGCAAACCCTTCACGACACTGTTGGAGCCTTAGCCGATTTAGTAGTCATTTTTGAACTTAGCATGATTGCAATTATTTCTCTTCTTTCTGCGGCAGGCATTGCCAAAGTTCAAGTTGACTTTGACTTTAACTCTGGCAAGAATCAGGACTGAAACCTAATTACACCAACCATCCCTTTACCAACCGCCCCATGTTAACTAGGAATTTCGATCAACTTTCAAAAGAAGTCAAGCATCATGTCGCGTGTGACGCAATCCAGCAAGACTGCTACTGGGATGGTTCCCGTGGTTGCTTTATTGGCTGTCTGTCGCATTCTAGTGACACAGCCAAGGTTCAAGATGAATATGGCCTACCAATTATGTTGCAGCGAATTGCTGAAAGCATCTTTGAGTCACTGCCACTAAAAGAGGCGCAAGCCTTTTTTGCAGCGTTCCCGACTGCCATTAAGTGCGACAACAAAGACCTGAGCAAGGTTGGATGGCAGTTTTTAGCATCGGAGCTGCGGTCATTACCGCCCCAGCCAGCCGAGATCACCGCAGTCATTGAACCAGTCGTCGTTGGCATGGATCTTCTGGCGGCGGGGCAAGAATGGCCCGCCGCCGCCGCCGCCGCCGCCTACGACGCCGCCCGCGCCGCCTACGCCGCCGCCTACGCCGACTACGCCGCCGCCCGCGCCGCCGCCGCCGCCTACGCCGCCGCCCGCGCCGCCTACGCCGCCGACGCCGCCGCCTACGCCGCCTACGCCGCCGACGCCGCCGCCTACGCCGCCGACGCCTACGCCGCCGACGCCGCCGACGCCTACGCCGCCGACGTCCGCTTGCGTCAGCGTGATTTGCTTTTGAAACTTATTACAGAAGCGCCAATCGCCCCTTCGCCAATCGCCCCATGATTCCTGTTCTTCAAAACCTGGCTCTCCTGATCGCTCTTCTCTGCCTGTCAGCTTGTGTTTTTGTTTTTGTCGAGAGTACACTTAACCGACAATGACACGCTTTCTCGCCGTTATTCTTGCTATCTTGATAGCGGCGAGCTTGCTTGGCAGGAGCAACCTGCCGCAACGCTTCACTGAACATTTATCCAATTCTTGTTTTTGCCAAAAATGACAACCTTCGACCCTAACAGCATCACCAAGTCGCTAAGCTCTGCCGCACTAGAGACGCTGCTTGCCTCTGCAAAGATACACTGCCGCCAGGAATGGGGCAATGTCAACGATCCGCCATGTCATCCCGAAGACAATGGCTGGAAAGGCTGTAGAACATGTATCGACGCCCCCGCGACCGCCGCAACCCTACGAGTTGCCGTAGACCAAGCCGACTCATTGATGAAGCGTTGTGGCTCCCCGCAGCAAGCGGAGGGTCGCTCTGACGTGTTTGATGCCTTCAGGGAAATTGCTACGGAACTGGAAGGCTTGACATCTATTCCCTGCAAAGCATAATGATAGAACGATTCAATCTCTGGCTTACCGAACCGGCAGGCTCGAAGATCCTTTGCTACGGGGATCAATCCGACATGGACGAGCTTGCTGCGTTTGGCACCAAACTTGGCCTTAACGTCGAAGTTCGGCCTGACAGGCAATTAACCGACTCACCCCAGGAAGACCCATGAACAAGCGCAGCATGGTAGCAGCCGTGCTATTATTGCTTAGCGGTTCTACCGCCGTCCTACATGTTTCCGCCATTCTTTTTCTTTCCGCAATCCTGTTTCTCCTACCATGGAAAAAACTTTTAACTTCGACAACATTCCAGATGAGGCAACGCTAGAGGCAGAACTTAAGGATCTGCGGTTCCCCCTTACCGTTGAGATCCGGCAGGGTTGTTGGCGGGCGACCCGTTGCCCTAATGGGTCGCATTATCCCGTCAATGAAATACTAGACCCTAACAGCCTTTATGAACTTAACGCTTTACTCGAAAATGGCAAGGCTGATGGTTGGTTAAAAGATCAAGCAATGGTGATGATCTGCGAAGAATGGGAAGAGGAGGATTTAGGCCCAGAGCCTAGCCTGAGCGCAGCAGAGCGTAATCCATCCATGGTAGGCAAGTAAATGAAAGTTTCTACTGAGTGCTCTATCGAGAGTTTCGATTTCACGGTTACGTTTGCAATCAGCGAATATAGATGGAAAGAGTTTCTTTATGACAGATATGGTTCCGCCGCCTACAGTCACCCTTCTGTTGACCATAACCTGCGCAGCAATGATCCAGTCGGGTCGATGCTACGGCTTCTCAGAGAGTTCTACCTCTGGGAGTCAACCGTGCATTCGAGGGTGCAAAAAGTCAACGTCGAAACAGTAGAACCTACCACGCCAATCCTTCCCCCTGCCACCAAAAACAATCATGGATTACTCTGAACTTATTAAAGCGATTAAGGCCGGCGAATGCCCAAAGTTACTGCCAAATTCATCGCTTATGCTTAGCTACAAGTCGGAACCTGTTGAAGTCCGGGAAGGCTCAATGACTACAGGTGACGGTAGTTTTGAGTTATACCGCTTTGGAGTCGGCAGTTACTTTGTCATGTCCAGTGACTTTTTTGTTTGTACTGCACTTGAGGGGGTAAAGTCGGGAGAATTTCTTATTAAGTTTATTAAAGTTTGCTCAACGCTTAAGCTCATTCTGGAGCTTGTGAGGCGCTTAGAGCACTCGATGAAGCGAGAGCAGCAGGCATGGTAAACAAGATGACAGCGCTACCACCAATCGCGCTACTTCAGTTTCTGTTTCACTACAATCAAGTGGATGGGACTATAACCTACCTCCAGCAGCGTGGCCCCAAGAAGCCTGGCGATTTAGCCGATAGCACACGCAATGGCCTGCCAATCGTCTACATTCACGGCAAGGAGTACAAGGCTGCTGATGTTGCCTGGGCGTTAGCTCATGGCGTCGATCCTGCCGATAACAAATGGCTGCGCTATGTTATATGCCTTGACGGCAATCCATTTAACCTGTCTTATCATAACCTAGCCATACAAGACACCCCGCACCGTTATATCAATCCCCGTGGCCGGCGAGCAAAGCGGCCTGGCTGGTTCAAGAAAGACCTGAAGCGCAATCGGGTGACCGGCGAATGGACAGCCCGGTACGATGGCGCACTGCTGCCAGGCACCTTCCTGACGCAGGCAGAGGCGGCAGCGGCAAGACGGCTGGCGGCGAAGGAGGAGGATTCATGTTCCCATTGCTAGAGCCAGCCAGGGATTTTTCCTATTGGTGGAGAGAGGATGATTGGCCATTCGCTCCCCAAGTTACAGATTTGATGGTACTATCAGAGGTAGGAGGCGGCTATCATTGTTGGGGTGTTTATGGTGGTAGGATTTATGTTGACTACGAGCCCTTGAGGGCGGAGTTGATGAAATTCTTTGACCAGGACAATCCGAACTGGCCAGAGTTAGCCGACGTTCACAAACTAGCGCTAGATATTTCTGTAATAAAAATACCTACTTACCGTGTTAGCATGTGGCAAAATCGCCTATCTGTTCACGATTTGGGCTGGTCCTAGATGGCTAACCTAATTGCGCATGACATTAAGATCAGAGACTTAAGACTTAAGCGCTTAACATTCAAAAGGGTTAGGATCAATCAGGTATTCTACTACAGCTATCGCTGGTATCAGAAAATATCAAAATACATGGCGATAACGGCAGATACTATCGAGAATGACAGGATACGGTTTAAGGAAGCTGCCATGGTACGGGTCATGGATGAAGGCGCAGCATCTGCAAGGATCGCTGGTGGCATGTCATTTGAAGAGTTCCTTCAGAATGCCGCTTTGTGACAAACTGTTAAGCATCCAACACTGACCTTGGCACGTTGGCGCTTAGATGCTGTATAGTTACATTGTTCAAGCAACCCAAGCCGCCATGGCAAACGCCATCCTGCCTGTTCAAATGCTGCACGCAGCAGCACAGTTTACTTCGCCAGATCCTGTTAAGCAAGTGCTAACTGGCATCCTGGTTAGGCCGGCAGATGATGGGGGAGTTATCATTAGCTCCAGCGATGGACACAGAGCCTTTCGTGTTACATGCCCAAATCCTAAATGGGTATGCCAGCAAGCATTACTGCTATCAGGTAAAGCGTTCAAGAAGCGCATACCATACGCCAGAATCGCTGAGTTTGAGACGCCATTTAGCAACGCTGCTATCCATGGCGGCAAAAAACTGACAGAATATATGCAATCATTGCCGGCAATGCGGCAATGTGAATACGTAGCTGCGGCAGATACCTATACAAGCGTAAATCCCGCTACGCTTTATCCAGACTCGGATCGGATATGGCCCAGTCAATATGGAAGAGAGACTGATACGCCTATTGGGTTTAATGCTGCTTACCTGGCTGATTTCTTAACAATAGTTAAGCTGTACTCACATACTGATCTTGTGGTTAGCGAGCGCAACAGATACAATACGCCAATGATCTTTAGCGCTAAAGTAGATATGCCAGAACTATCAGTGACCATGGAATACTTGTTGATGCCAGTAGAGGATCAAGCTAATAGGGCGCCATACGCCAGCCGTGGCATGGTGGTGACAGCGGAGAGCGAGGAGTAACACCTTACAAACTGTTAAGCACTTTCAGCCGGACCTAGCAAGTCCGGCTTTTTTCATGCTATGATTACTTTGTCCAAACAAAACAAGTCGATGACGCTTTATCTGCTCAACACCACCGTTGTCCCTTGCGGGAGTGACGGCATCTGGGATGTTAAGACACTTCCTCTTGCGTCGGCCAAAAGTCTTTTCGCTCGCACATCCCCGGCAACCGTTTACACGTCTGCCGTAGGACATGAATCAACAGCTTGTATCATGGCCGAACTGCTAGGGGTTCAAGTCCCCGTGAACAGAATACAGGTGGCGCCTGTTTTGGGTGATAAGCTGCTTTGCTTTAAGCTAAAGCAAAGAGCGCCAGAAGGGGTGATCCTGTCAGCGCCAGAGATTGAAGCGTTGGGTTATGAATGGGTTTTAATGACCTACCATGGCAGCATCGGTGCTGCACTGGACGCCAAGCTGTTATCCCAGGACAACTTTGTGAATGCAGTTTACAATCGGGTATATTGATATGTTTACTATTTTTGTGCAACAGAATGACCAGTGGGTCGAGTTTCTACCGCTGGCTAGAGAACTTGGGTACATTAGCCAGCAAGAGGCTAATTGGATCAAAAACTTTGACCTAGAAGACATCGCCAAGGTAATTAGCTACTTTGGCAACGAAGTTCAGATATTACCACCTTGCAGCTTTTGGAAGGTGGTCGGGCCAGCCGGCCATACGCTGCCAGGTTTTATCCATTCGACCTATGAAGCGGCAGCCTAGCCGCCACCTTACAAACTGTTAAGCGTTAAGAGGCGAGCCTAGCAAGCTCGCTTTTTTATGTGCTATGCTTAATGTGTTCAAACGAAACAGGCCCACCATGCAAACCCCATCGGCATACGATCAAACTGGCTATCTTGCCGGCAACCAGCATAGTTATGGAGCGTTGCACAGGCAATCTATCGAGTTAGTGGAGCAAATGGCGAGAGTTAGTGGAGCCAAGGATGAGCTGATGGCGATGGCTAAAATTTGTTCGAGCCTTGCGCGTAAGGCTGAAGATGCGCGGCTAAAAGATTTAGGTTGCTTTGAAGAGTGACGCTTTAACCTCTAACCCACCATTCTGCCGGCAAACAAGCCGGATCATCCAATGACACTTTATGAAGAGCTGGTCGCCGCTGGCTGTTTGATCGACCATCACAAATCGACTTTGTACGTTAGGTGCAGTGAAAAAGCTGAAACTATTATCCTCTATCACGTTTTATTGCCTGACAGCGTATTGCAGATGCCTAAACAGTTCCGGTCAGATATTGACAAAAAGTTATGGTATGACATTCCGTTTGGTTATGATCCATTCTGGAGTAAGCCGGCAAAGTAAACAGTCTTTTCAATTCCACCATCCCCAACTCCCCAATGAACCTTAACAAAGAAAACGCCGCGCTATTTCAGTCAAGCCTTGAAAAGGCTTACGAGCATTTGTTCGCAAACAATGCGGAATACAGCTACTCAGCAGCCGTAACAACTCCCGCCAAGCTAGCAGAAAAAATGACCATCGGACTCGCAAGAAATGAAGCCAACAAAGATGGGGACGGCATTAAAATGACGTGCAAAGCTCTTAAAATACCTTACACTTACAAGGGTATTTTGGCTTACTTAAATCATGGATAAATAACCGGCAAGGTAAATCATGGGGGCTGGGGCTTTCGGGTCCCAGCTTTCTCATTGGATTCTCAACCTGGACAGATCAGGCTGGCTTATGGTCATTTTGGGGGCCTGCATCGAGTAGTGATCTATTCAAAAGCCTTGCGGCGCAACGATTTATAAGGAAAAAGGTGCCGAGGAGATAAACCTGCATTTTTAGTAACACATTCAAAAGCCTTGCGGCGCAACGATCTGTAAGGAAAAACGAAAAGGAGATAAATTGCCTAATAGAAAAGGTGGGGGAAACGTGTATCAGGGTGATACAGTCTCACTATGAGTCTCATGAGACTGTAGAAAAAGTGAAAAAAAGTATTTTCTTCTATTCTCTCTATCTCTGCCAGCTCCCATCAGGCTTTTGGACCTGTTACTGAAAATGCAGGCGATTATCCGCCATAAGTCAAGCCTATAAGACCATTTTCTTCCTGCCGGCAAGATAAAAGCATGGAAGTATGTTGCGTTGTAGTATCCTGTAATCACGAATAAGAGCAACATGGATTCATCGCTTTCTCGCATTAACCCAACTCCCATTCACTGCCGGCCAGATAGCGAAAGATTATTGCGCACGCATAACGCCTGGCAGGCATCTTGGGACCAAAGCAGCGAGAACGAAGAAGCGCCAGATTTAGAAGCATTAACAAGAGAGGCGTTTGGCTATTATGCTGCTGGATTGTTGCCGGTTCAAGTTAGGTGGAAGCTAGGCGAGCTGCATTCACACCTCTCGAACGCCACCCTCACCCGCATTCAGCGCCGCGCCGAGCGTGCCCTGCTGGCCGCTGAGAGCGCCCCGCCAGAGCTGCGCCGCGCCATGGTGGCCGCAGCCCGCCAGACGGCCATTCAAGGGGCCATTTCGGACCATGCCTGGGGCGCAGCTCTGGCGGGCTTAGCGCGTGCTGGCGAGATCGCTAGGGAGATGCGGGAGAGCGCTGGCCTGAGCGAGGAGGATCTGGTGTTGACCGTCTCGGTCGAGCAGCCTGTACTCCCTGCCGGTGAGTCTCAGCCAGTCTCAGATGAGACAGCGGCCAATCTCAACGATGAGACGGTTGAGATTGAGACTGAGACTTGTTGAGAACCCTTGCGGCGCAATGAATCTCATCTGAGACAGGCATTCATGCAACTAACTGTTAAGCGTCCAGCCACACACGCTTAACAACCATGCTACTATTAACAAGCAAACACGCACCGCCCCACCATGGCCACGACAACAGCAACAAAAACCGCCCCATTCACCGCCGCAGAATGGGCAAGCCTTAAAAGACTAGCTAAAATTATTCACAAATGGAATGAAGATGAATGTAATGGCGCTATTCAATGGCACGGTGACAATGAAGAAACTCCTAAGCGTTATTTTCAAGATCGCTACGGCCGCTTTACTATCCCTGGCCCTACGATTCAGGATAAAGAGAAGCAAAGCGTAGAGTCTGCTCGCAAGATTGCCGCCAGGCATGGTTTGTCTATCTACCACCAAACCGACCCTAGGGGTATCGCGCTATATGTCTACAATCCTGCGCTCAACGAAGGTAGAATCGATGAGCTTTATTCTAGCATAGGCAAGCCTGTCTGCTAAATTCATTCATTCACTTAACCATGCTAATCATTGTTCGCGCTAATCAGGCTGAGTTAATCTCCTGCCGCCAAGATATTAAGGCGGCTTGGCGATTGGCACATGCCTTAACATGGAAAACTAAAGTCTACCACTGGGTAGGTAGACTTTAGTTTTCATTCATTCATTCATTCATTCATTCATTCATTCATTCAAACCATGCAAGTTCAAAACGTCTCTCCTGCTATTAATCTTGAGGCTAACAAGAACAAGCGCAAAGCAGAGATTTACGATGCTGCTATGGTGCTACTAAAAGCGGATCGTGACTTAGCATTAACAGACATTAGCCTTGCCACGATCACTAATTTATCTGAATTGTGCCGCAAAATAGAGTTAGGCGAAAAAGTATCAGGCTCCCCCTTGCTTGACTTCTGACCTTACAGAATGTTAAGCGTCCACCGTCCTGCCATGCTAAGGCATGGTAGGATATGCAAGTACCAAAGCAAACAAGCGCCATGACTGAACAGCGTTGCAGCTATCTTGGCGAAGTGTTCCCAGACTTTATAGCGGAACTTCGCCCTTACTAACTGTTAAGCGTCCAGCCACACACGCTTAACAACCATGCTACTATTAACAAGCAAACACGCACCGCCCCACCATGGCCGAATTGATCTCAAGAGCTGAATACATGGCCGATCCTCGCCATGCAGACCGCGTCTGGCAGCAGGCAGCTCATCGCGCCTACTATGCTCAGTTTGTGACTCCCGCCCATTTTATTAGGCTCAAAAACCTGCCTTTCGACATTAAAGGCAGCAAAGATCCATACTTTAACGACATACCCCTAAGCGCTTGGGATCGGCTATCATTGCCTATTCCCATGGAATCAAATACATTGTTGCGCAAGTGTGGCGACTTTCCTACGCTTGCCGGCGCTGTTTGCATCTTAAAGGAAGCTGCCCAACAAATTAGGGAGGGTTCGGCTAATGTCTGACCTAATTCTCGGCCCAGTAATTATCACAAAATACTGTTGTGCTACCAACAATAGGGAGTCCCGTGTTTTGGCAACACACAAGAGAGATAATGGTACAACTCGGCGCTGTTATCTTAATGTTGACAATGCCTTAAGCGATGAAGAAAACCACTTAAAAGCTGCCGAAAAATTACTAGCATCCTGGCCATACGAGAACAACCTCAGGATAGTTGGCAGGGGCCATGATGCTAGTAATTATTTCTTTCTTTGTCAGTCTGCCTAGTATTCATTCATTCATTCATTCATTCATTCAAACCATGCAAGTTCAAAACGTCTCTCCTGCTATTAATCTTGAGGCTAACAAGAACAAGCGCAAAGCAGAGATTTACGATGCTGCTATGGTGCTACTAAAAGCGGATCGTGACTTAGCATTAACAGACATTAGCCTTGCCACGATCACTAATTTATCTGAATTGTGCCGCAAAATAGAGTTAGGCGAAAAAGTATCAGGCTCCCCCTTGCTTGACTTCTGACCTTACAGAATGTTAAGCGTCCACCGTCCTGCCATGCTAAGGCATGGTAGGATATGCAAGTACCAAAGCAAACAAGGTCATGCCCGCGTCACTTGCCAAGCAAAGCTCCGCCATGCATTCTCTAGCATGGCGGATCACCTATGAATGGGACTGCGCTAAGAACGACTACAAGACTATGCAGCAGATGCAAGACGTTTGGCAAGGTATCCTGGAATCCGCTAATTATCAATGCTTGGCTGATAAGCGCAAAGAGACTATTTTCTTCCTTTGGCATCACGTTAGGACCGTTACCCTAGTTAAGAATCAAGTACACGGTCGTTGGTGTAATGGTAAGTTCTACGCCAACTGGTGTGACTTGCCAGAAAAATACATGTACAACGATAATTTACTTAAGACCTTACCCTCTGGCCATTTTTGGGCGGTTGTTGATAGTAAGGGGCAAGCTACGTCGATTCGCTACTTTATCAGCAGTGACTGCGAAAATGAGGATAAATCACACTTTCTACCAGTAGCCGAATCTGCTGTTAGTTTTCGTAAGGTTAAATCTTAATCATCCCATCATCCCCTCGCAACTATCACAATGTCACAAACACCAAGGCTGCCGACAGTTGTTGAGCCCACCTTAATTCTTGACGGATCATGGGGAATTTATATTCCGCAGATGTTCGGTACTAGATACCTTACTGAGGCAGACTGCAAGCGTTGTAATATAGATATAGGGTATGCAAGGGCATTGGGAGATACAGGGTCTGACCTTTACTGGGAAGCATGGGAAAGTGTGTTAGATAATTACAGTACAGAATTAGGCGAGACGTTGTATCAGGATCAAGATGTTTGGCTTGTTCCCGCTGGCTTCAAGTGGCCAGACGATGGCATGTAATTAGCATCTTGCGCCTAGCAAGCCACATTACTAACTGTTACGGGTCAGACTGCGAGCGTAGCATCTGACCCTAGAATAGACAGGCAAACAACCCACAGCAAGTATGCAAGCTCAGCACGCTACAGGCCAAACCGTCAAAAGCTCGGACCCTTGCAACTCTGGTCCTTGTGACCTAGCTTTTCTAACAGAAGAACAACTAATAACCCAGACACTTATCCATCAGGATAAGTTCAATTCTAATTGGATAACTTGCATGAACAATCATTACAGTTCGGGTATCTATATTGATGCTGAGATTGCAATGAACAACGCCTATGTAATGCTGCAGAGAATACTAGATTATGTCTATGCTTATCGTTCTTCCAGCTTTTATGATATGCTTAATAACTTGTGCACTCCTAAGGCATAGCCTATCACTCCCCAATCGCTCATGGCACGCTCTTCCTTGTTTATTGGATTCTGCGCTTATTTAGTTACCGGCACTATCGCTATGTCGTTTCTTAGTTCTTTAGCTGACAAGTTCAAGGCTAAACAGTTTCCTATTACAACACAAACAGAATTGATTGAGTATAACTAGCACTATCACTCTCCAATCCTTCCCCGGTTTGTTATGCTTACCGGGGGGCAGGGTTGCGGTTTTCGCATAGCGGGGAGGGGGTGCCCATACCTCTCCCATCTCGCACCAGTATTCTCCCAATATAATATCCCGCCCCAACATTCTCCCAAAACAATATACCCACATACAAAAATACGCCAGCGTACAAACTAGCGTATAAGTTGGCGTACAAGCAACCGGGGTAGGAGTTGCGTTTATGGCCTGCAAGTAAGCATCCATCCACCAGTGCCACCAACCATCCAGCGAGAGTTCCAGTTTTTGCGGCTGTAGTTTTGACGGTAGCCGTTGTAATTAGCAGTATAACCACCCTGAATCAACCTGGCTTCGCCGTTAGGGTCGTTCTGAATCCAATGAGTAGAAGTGTAGCCAACAATCACGCTCCAGTGGCCGCCGCCAACAGGGTTGCTAACGTTGCCTTGATGCAGCCAGCCCACGGCAACAGGTCGGCCAGCGTTAATTTCAGCTTCAATAGTCTTGGGATTTCCGTCAGTTCTAAAATTAGCGTCCAGCCCTAGCGAGCGCAAGGCTCTAAGTTGAGCTTCAGCATCGGTGGTGTCCCCATACCTTTGCCGAATACTGTTATAGACATCATCGTTGGCAACCTTGCCGTAAAACATGGCCAGCATAGCGCAGCTAGAGCTGAAACACTCTCGATAACCAGTGCCGCTGGCGTTATCGTTTTGAGACTGCCACTTGATATCGAGAGGGTTAGGGAACCTGGGCGAAGTTGCGGTCACGATAACTCGCTGTTGATCACTCATCAATCATAGCACAATCATCGCAGCGTCAGCGTCTTGCGGGCAACAAGATGTGTCACTCCTGCCGGATCAACGACAACAACGCCAGCCGTTGCAGAAGATGGTAACAGTTTGTAGGAATATGGCAGCTTCCAGCCAATCTCGCCGTTGTGCCGGACCATCGTAAACTCGCGGGGGCGTTCCATGGCTCAATCATACCTCATCCCTTGCCGGCAAGCAACGTGATAGAATGACGCTGCAACAATCAACGCATCATGGGCACTCTCGCTGACTGGCAGATCCACGAACGCTGCATGGCTGGCATGGTCACTCCGTATGATCCTGCATTGCTTAACCCAGCGTCGCTTGACCTGCGCTTGGGCAGCAACATTATGATCGAATCAGTGGAAAGCCCAGAGATGGTGCTAGTTTCAATCGCTAAATACACAGAGAAAAATCCTTATCTCATAGTGCCAGGACAGTTTTTCCTGGCTGAAACTGAAGAGTTTTTTAACATTCCTAACGACTTAGAAGGCCAATTTATCCTTAAATCGTCTCGCGCAAGGAGTGGATTACAGCATTTGATGGCCGGTTTTTGCGATCCCGGCTGGCACGGCTCGCGCTTGACACTTGAGCTTAAAAATGTTCGCCAACTTTGGCCGATAGGCATTTATCCAGGTATGAAAATTGGGCAGATGAAGTTTTCTACGATGGATTCCGAACCTAGGCGCTCTTACGCCGTCACCGGCAGGTATAATAACGATGCAACCGTCACCGCATCAAAGGGTTAAAGTTATGAATCCTTCACGCCGCAAGCCTAAATTGCTTATTATCGGCCATGCTCGTCACGGCAAAGATACCCTTGCCAAAAAAATCCGCGACAGAATGGACCTGGCGTTTACCTCTTCTTCAGTTTTTGTCGGACAAGAATGTATTTGGCCCACTTGGGGTCGCCAGCGCTACCATACTTTTGAGGAAATGTTTGCGGATAGAGTTAATCATCGAAAAACATGGGCAGATTTAATCTCCGCTTACAATACTCCCGACAAAACACGAACGGCTCGAACCATGCTTGAGCGTGGTTACGATATGTACGTTGGGATGCGAAAGCGGGACGAGTTTAATGCTTGCCGCAAAGCTAGATTATTTGATTGCGTTATTTGGGTTGACGCACGGCAGCGCAAGCCCCTGGAAAGCAAGGATTCGATGGAACTGACCATCTACGACGCTGAACTTTATTGCGATAACCATGGACTCGAAAAAGACTTGGACTCGTTTGTAGGCGAACTTCAAAATCTTTTTCACTCTAAAGGCTACTGCGCTGGCCCCGATGCTGAGTGGCACTAATGGGAAGTCGCAGCAACAGAATTAAGTGCCCCGATCCTGGCTGCGGCTCGGTTAACGTAATCGTTGTCGAAACGCGCTACATGGTATGCGGCAGCCGGGTAAGGCGGCGGCGTTGTGAATGCTGCAAGAAGTTATGGCATACGATACAACCGCCTGAGCAAGAAGTCGAAGGCTGGCGGTTTTCCTGGCCGAGGCGGGAACCAGTTGCTCGACTACCACCAGCAGAATCTGCAGAAAAAAGCAAAATATAGAGAATCAGTATATCTGGTGAGTGGTGACAGTACCCGATTCGCCTTTCGCAAGGTTAAATTTACCTAAACACAGATACCCAAAGGCGTCGAAAGCATGATCGACGCCAAGTTTCTTGTTTGGCATTCTTGTTCCTTCAGCGTAACCAAGCGTACGAAACGACTTTATTAGCTCCCGGCAACGCGGATGAATCTTAGCATGCACTTCCCCGTCTGCCGTGCGCAATGCTGCGTTCACAGATCGAATCTTGTCAGCGGTGTTATAGGGCGCTTCAGGGGCAAAAACAGTAATTCCGGCTTTTCTTAGGATCTGATGATCGCTGACGCCAATACCAGACGTTTGCTTCCTTTTGCCGGTTGGATCAGGACAGGCAATAATACGGCGGCGAGTTTCGGCAAATCCATAACCATCCTCATTTTTCCAGCAGTCGCCGCCATACAGATCAATTAACACCCCTGCCATGTCCCAAGTGGTAGCACCCTTTAGGTTTAGCTCATTAAAGATTCGCAGTTCCGTTACTCTGCCGTTTACCTTAATAATGTTTGCGCAAATAGCAGTAAGCGGATCGTTGTTAAAGTCCATTCCAACATATAGCGGCAACCTTGGATCGTCTTCAATCGTTGAGTCGATATTATCCATCGAGAAACATGACACCACAAGACCCGTATTTGATAGTATCTTCGCTTCGTACTCGCGCTCGAACACTTCAGGCGCTAGCGTTCTTCTGGCTTCTGCAATCTCGGATGCTGGAATGTTGCCGCCTTGCAAGGATGTGTACTCATATAATGACCATTGCTTAGGGTCAAGCCTCTCCAGGCCAGGATCGGCCATGTCAGCATTCTGTAGAAGCAAGATTGTTTCGTAGAACCAACCTGCGGTGCCTTCAGGCGATGGAGTGGTAGTAAAGAGCGCCCAGCCGTTGCGGTCAGAAAGTGCAGGACGGATAACTGATCTCCATGTATATTCCGTCTGAAAAGCGCATTCGTCTAAATTTACTCCACTTAATGCAGGACCGCGCAAAGCATCTGGATCTTCAGAACCCTTAAGGTAGATGCAAGATCCGTTAATTAAATCTATTCTAAGGTTTGATTCGTTTTTCTTTCTTATCCAACGTTCGGGAATAATACTCTTGTAAGTATCCCAAGCGATCTCTTTTGCCATCCGATACGTTGGCGCAACATAATAGTAATTGCCCTTGCGCTCACTAGCGCCGCGCAGCATTTCGATTGCCCCTAGCACCGTCTTTCCGCCACGCCGGCCAGCTAAGACAACACGAAAACGGCGTCGATCATTAAAAATCATCCCCTGCATTGGCCGCAGAGAAAGCCGGTTTTTACCTACTACAATGTCGCCACTTGGGCGAAGTCCCGTAGGGGCAGTAGCTGTCGCCATGGAGACTCGATCTTATCCACCGACTGTAACCCGTGCATCCTGGCGCCGGCAGGCTAGGCTACTGGCAAACGCTTTGCCGCAATGAACCTAGCAACCAGAAAAATATCACTGCCAAACTACATAGACGTAGATAGTCCATTTTATATGGACGACATAAATAGGCGAATGCGGCAAAAGTGGGAGATAATGCAAGCCGTCACAAAGGGGACTGAGTATTTACATGCAAATGCACATATCTACCTGCCGCGTGAACCAAGAGAGCAAGAAGATCCCAAGACCAAAATTGACCCATGGAAGACTCGCGTTAATCTTTCTGTTTTAGCGCCATTTACAAAGCGCTTAATTCATAACGCAGCCGGCATGGTTATGCGTAAGATGATTAAACTAGAAGGCGGTGATCCATACTGGGAAGAGGAGTTTAGGAAAGATGTTGATGGCGACGGTACTTCTTTGGACTTGTTTGCTCTAAAGCGGCTAGAAGTTGCGCTTACTTATGGCATGTCGTCAATAGTTGTCGACGCGGAAAAACGCGAAGCGCAATCTGCTAACGATCAGATTAAACCACTGCGCCCATACTTTGTGCCGGTTGATCCATGGCAGTATTTAGGCAGCCGGCGAGAAAGCGACGATCCTGGCGCAAAGCTAACAACGTTTCGCTATCAGGAAGAGCGCAAAGTTGCTAAGGGCGCCTACGGGGAAGAGTACGTTTTTGTCGCTCGCGTTCTTGTCCCTGGCGCTTACGAAGTGTTTGAATCAAACAAAACAATAGGTGACATTGGCTTTACCCCTCTCGACTATATTCCGTTAGTGCATATCTATGCTGAGAAAGAAGGCTACTTATGCGCTACTCCCCCACTGTCTGACGTTGCGCATCTGAATATCGCCCACTACCGGCGCCTAGCGGACCTTCTGCATTCGTTGCACATTGCCGCTATTGGATTGCTGGTGCTAGAGGATTACGACAATAACGAGGCGATTACGGGGCAGAATTATGCCATCAGAATGAATGTCGGCCACAAAGCGTACTGGGTTCGGTGTGACGCTGGCTCTTTTGTAGCGCAAGCGGCTTTACTTGATCGCCTGGAGAATGAAATCTCGCATCTTGGCGTTACAAAGCTGCTAGGTCAGAAGCATGTAGCTGAAAGTGCCGACGCAAAGCGTATCGACCACCAGCAAGCCAACTGCGTGCTATCAGTGGCTGCAACTGAAACGCAGGCTGCACTTAATGAAGCATTTAGAATGGCGGCAGAATACAGAGGCATAGAACCACCTAGGGTTGTTATCGACAAAGACTTTGACTTCTATCGCCTGCTAGGCCAAGATGTAAGCGTACTGGCTGACATAGAGGCCAGTGGCCAAATTACGACTGAACTATTCCATCGCATCCTGGCCCAAGGTGAATGGATACCTGAAGACGTGGATCTAGTTGAGCTAGGCAAAGCCGTTAAAGAGTTGAAAAAAGAGGCGGAACGTGTTATGCTTGAGCAGCAAAAAACGCAGAACGCCAATGGTGCCGCAGGATCAGGACGCTCGCTCCCGTCTTCTGGAGCTGGTCGAAAAACAAGCGCTGGCAGTGCGTGAAGACACTAAGAAAGCCCCTGAACCGCTACACGCAGCAGTTCAGGGGCTTTCAGTTAGGCGCTGCGATCAGAAGCCGGACTCACGCTGAACGGCCTTAGTGGCCCGAATCGACTCACGATTAATCATCGGCTTTTTCAACACTTCGGTCTTGCATTCGCCGTCTGCGCCAACGGTCTTCCGAAGTACCAGGCCGCCCATGTTGACTGTCTCAGGGCCGGTCGGCTTGTTTTCGTCGTCAGAAGCCGGCTCAAGCTGTGCCAGCCGTGCTTTGAGCTGTGCAATCTCAGTAGCCGGATCGGGCGCGGCAGGGGCCACGGGCTCAGTGGGCGCGGGAGCAGCCGGAACGCTGGGCTTTACCGCAGGGGCTGGAGTCGGGGCGGCTGTTGCCATGGTGCAATGAATCGGTTACGCGCTACAGTATAGCGCATCCACCAATCAAGTCATGGAACTCACCGCTGAACAAATTGCAGAATTGCAACGCAAGGCCGCAGAAGCCGAAGACCTCAAGCAACAACTGGCTGCTGTAAATGGCAACAAGGAGACAATTTTAACTGAAAAGAAAAAAGTAACCGACGAACTTAAGGAGCTGAGAGACAAGGAAGCGGAGCGCGTTAGAAAGGACTTAGAAAAAAGAGGCGAGTTTGAACAACTGCTCAAACAAGCAAACGACAACCTTGAAGCGCTAAGGAAAGAAAACGAAGAAAAGGACAAGGCCATTTTAGAAGCAGACGCTAAGCGCGTCGAAGATCGTAAGCGTGCTGATTTTCTTGCTGTCTTTAATGCCGCCGAAGTGTTCCATCCCGAGCACGCATGGGCATTGCTACATTCTCTCGTTCAAGACAAGAACGGCAAAACTATTGCAGTTATTGATGGCTTAGAGGTTGTTATCACCGACCTTGCCGGCAAGCTCCGCAAAAACCCTCAATACGCCTATCTGTTCAAGCCCCAAGGCGGTAGCGGTGGCATGGGCTCCAGGCCGGCTACGGGCGCTTCTGCCGCTCCTGGTGGCGGCATTGTCACCAACCCATGGCTTCCTGGTGGAAACGTGACCGCACGCATCGCCATACAGCATGAAGATCCTGATTTAGCTGCTAAGCTGAAGGCTGAAGCGGAGGCTATCATCGCCTCTCGCGGCCAAGGGTAAAGCTGTGCCGAACCCTGGGCAAAAGCATCGACGGCTGTGCGGTCATGCCGACTAAACAACCTCTGCTTTTCCTCCAGTGTTCCTTGGTAACCTGGGCGGTACTTTTGCCGGCGATGTAACAAGCCTTACGCGGCTTGCTACTTCTGGTGAATTTGCCGCCTACCTTCAAGAAGAGATTTTTAACAAGTCCATGATGGTTCGCTCTGGCATTTTGGCCAGAAGCAACCAGCTCCTCACCTCCACTACCGGCGTTCGGGTCGAAGCGCCGTTTTTCCGACCGATTGACCCGGTGGAAGAGAGGATGGATTCCGGCCGTGAGTGGGGCGATTCTGGCGAAGGCCATTTCACCTTCCAAGGCATCACCAGCGCTACTCAGTACGCCACTATCACCCACCGTGGCTTTGCTTACGCTGTTGACAAGCTCTCGAAGCTGGCCAGCGGCGAAGATCCTTTGCAGGTACTTACGAGTCAGCTTGAGCCGGCGCTCAACAAGATCAAGACCCGCAAAATGATTGCGCAACTTGAGGGCTTGCTTGGCACTGGCGGCCCGCTTAATGCCACCAATAACGTAAACAAGTCTGTTACCACTGGCTCTACCATTGCCAACTGGTTGACGGCTGAAAACGTTATCGAAGCTCGCTACAAGTTGGGCGAACGGCAGTCTGAGATTACTACTCTGTTCTGTCACTCTCTTGTTCAAGCCTATCTTGAGCAAGTAGGCTTCTTGACCTATGATGCTGACCGCAGGGGCATTAACACGCGCTTGCTGATTGGTAGCGCTTTTAACGTTAAGGTCGTGGTTGATGACCAACTTCCGATCATTGGCACCAGCGGCCAACAGCGGCAGTTTGTTAGCTACCTTTGTGGCGATGGCGTCATGCTTGAGGGCGAACAAACTCCCCTTGAGATCGAGACGGTTCGCAATGCACCATCCAAGCAAGATGGCATTATTGTGGACTACCATCACAGCTTCCACGTTCCTGGCACTACCTTGTCTGGTACTGCTGTTGACAACCCAACCAACGCTCAGCTAGCTACCGGCTCTCAGCACGCGCTTGCTTACAACGATGCGCGACTGATCCCGCTGGTCCGGTTGGTGACAAACAGCCCCTACGGTGGTACGATCTGATCGGTTTACTCCGCGTTGGACACACAGCCCCCCAGGAGGTCAGATGCCTGGGGGGCTTTTTCATGGCCCGACCTGAGCTATGATCGAGGCTGGCCCGTACCGTCTCCCGATGACACTGTTTAACTTTTACGAATACCGCAAGCCTTTCACGGTTGCCACTCTGCCCGCGAATCCCAGGACAGGCACGACCGTTAGGGTCAGCAACCTTACTTCCCCCACTGTGGGCTCTGCTCCCGTGGCCGGTGGTAGCGCCAACGCGCTCTGCTGGTACAACGGCACTGCCTGGCGCGTGTACGCGGTGTGAACGCTTCCTGGTGGCCCTGGCATCGCCTTGCCAATCCCTACTCCTACTCCACCGACAATGGCGAGCGTCCCTGCAACTGCACGCCCCCGGCGCTGGTCACGGTGGAACAGGCCGACGCCTACATGGGGGCCACGCTCAAGGCGACCGCCTGGACCGCGCTCAACGCAACGCAAAGGGCGCAGGCTCTTAACTCTGCTCAAACTGCGCTGCGTACATTACGCTGGTGTACTGATGAAGCGACTTGTTGCGGTAACAGCCTAACAGCGGGCTATCTTGCTGCTGCCTCAGAACTTGCCTTGGTGCTATTTAGCAACAGTACCGCAGTTATTGGCGCTTCTAGTCAACTGCCGGCACCAGTAGTTAAACGAGAAAAGTTCGACGTATTCGAGCAAGAATACTTTGCTCCCAGCACCATAGCACAGGTGCTGCCGAAGGACAAGCGTGTTGGCAGTTACTCGCCCACCGTGCTACGGCTTTACCCGTGGCTACTGG